CAAATAATGAATATTACCTTGATTTGATCTGTGATGGTAGTGTCCAGAGAATACAAGATCGAAGTCTTTAAATAAAGATCGATCTAAACCTTCTTCACATACTGTACCTAAATGCATAATGAAACCTTGAATTTCAAAATGGCCCATACATAACTTAGCTTGCGTATTCTCAATTTCATCAATTGAATGTGAATAATTTTCTGCACAAATCCAAGGTACCATACAAATATTAACGCCACCAACAGTTATTGTTTTTGCGTTATAAATTGCATTAATATTTGTATACTCTTTCAATAGTAAGTCTACAGAGTTTACATCATTAGTATTTTTAAAATAAGTATCATGATTACCAACAATCATATGCACTTTAATATTTTTTTCTGCTAACTTATCAAAAAACATTTCTTTGGTTCTTTTGAACGAATAAAAGTTAATATACTTTCTTCGATCAAATGTATCACCCAAAATAAGAACGGTATTAATGTTATTTGATTCTAATATAGGAAAAAAAGTTTCAGAATAAAACTTCTCATAATAATCTAAAAAATGTAGCGAATCATTTCTTCCACCGAAGTGCTGATCCGTAATAATTGCTACTTTCATATTTACTCCATAAATTGTTCCAAACCTTTTGGTTTAGCAACTACTTTTTTAGTTTCTTTCTTCTTTTGTTGCACTTCTTCATAATTTTCTATAAATTCTGATATATTATCGTACAACTCAAATTGTTTACTAGTACCATTTTCTAAGTCCATCATGTCATATTCGTCGAGAATACCATTCTGTTCAGTGGACTTGTACTTGATATACATGTACTTTTTCTCTTTCTGAATTCTTCTCAGAAAAGCATAATACACTATTTGTGTGAAATATGCAAATGGATTTTTCGATTTTGTTGGATCAAAATTATTGAAGTACATCAAACAATTTTCTATGCCATCAGAAATCATCTCATCACGATATGTGTAATTGATAAAATTAGGTTTGTGTGATAATCCTTCTGCTATTTTCATGAAACATTCACCAATATAATTAGGAATCGAAGGACTAGATTTTTTTTCTTGATCTGCAATCTCACATAAATTTTTGTAATCGATTAGAGCTTTTAAAAAATCTTCATTGTTTATATAATGTTTTTGTTTTGACATAAAAATTTACCATAAAAAAAGTTGTTGACAAAGTACTTGACAAGGTGTACATTCCTCTATGTCAAGGTTGAAAGATGATTAATTAATGTAATGGTTGATCTTCTTCTCTTGTTAAATTATTAAATTCTTCTATATAATCATCTGTATCAGACTCTTTAATATCTAAATCTGAACTTAAAGAATCTAATTTATTTTTGATATCAACTGTAAATTTTATATAATAATCAATAAAAAGTGTGTTAGGACCTAACACACACACAACTTGTTTTCTATCGATAGTTGCTTCATTCAGTTCAATTAATCTAGCTGGCAGCCATTCACGAAGAATTATTCCTGAGTATTTTCCTTCTACATGAATAATAATTTGCATAGGATTTATAATATAGTATGATCCATTTTCAAGTTCTGTAACGAAACCTATTATATCTGTGCTATCTTGAAGTCTCAATATTTTAACATCATTCATTTTTAAGTCCTATTTTATAGACTTTAAATGGAAATTTTTCTTCAGTATATATTTTTACTCTTTCTACAAAGTGTCTAAGTGTGTAATTCATTTGTTTTTTGTGGACAAGATCATCTGCAATATCGTAAAGTGTTGCAATCTCTTTACCTTCAACTTTTCTTAATCCTCTACCTATACTTTGTAGATTTCTAACTCTTGACTTTGATGGTGAAGCAAAGATAATATTATGTAAATTCTTAATATTTATTCCAGTACTGAATGTACCGTAAGAAGCAACAACTATTGCATTAGTTTCTTTTTCCATTATACTACGTATTTCTTCCCTGTCTTTAGTGTCTGTTCCACCAAATACGAAGAATACTTTTCTATCTGCTATTCTTTCGGAATCTTTAATCATATTATAAAGAAATATACCGTGTTTGTCAACTAGTTGGAATAAAACTAATGTGTTTTTATTCATACTTATTGCTAAGTTTTTTATAAATTTATTTCTTTCTTGACATTCAACTAAGTATTGAATTTCTTCTTGATAAGTTTTGTCAGAAATGTATACACATTTTTCTTCTGGATGTTTTAATACTAGACATTTAATTTGAAATTGTGATACTTTATTTGTATCCATCAATTCTTTTGTTGTTATAACTTTTTTAACAGCACCAAATAAACCTTCTAATACTAATTTGTGTGTTTTTGTGCCATCAAGAGTGCCTGTAAGACCTATTCTGTACTTCGTATTTACACATGATGTTAATATTGTTGTAAGTGATTGTGCTTTAAATAGATGTGCTTCATCACCTATGACATACTGAAACTGTTCGAAATACTCTTTTGGTAGTTGATATACTGATTGCCAAGTTGTTATAGTTAATTTCTTATCTGTATGTTTATCTTTACCTTGATAAATTCTATGAATATTTTCTTCTACAGAAAATTTATTATGACTTGAATAATCTGCAAAATCAGAGTATAGTTGTTCAACAAGAGAAGTTGTTGGAACAATAATCAAGCCTCTCATGTTTTGATAACTTTCAAATTGTCTAACCAACAGATAAATTATTAATGATTTTCCTGACGCTGTTGGTGATAATAGCAATGCCCGTTTTCTTTGCATTGCGTGTATGAAAGCATTCAGTTGATGCTCATGGACTTGAATTGGTACATTTGAAGAGTGGATATTCAACATTTCTGTGAATTTCTTCGCTTTGTATATACTAAATTCATCTTCAACGTCTACTGAGTCATTGAACTCAATACTATAATTACGTGAATTTGCAAATTCCATAACATAATTTATCAATCCATAATAAATTTGAGCAGTATTCATGTTCCATAAACGAATTTTACCATCCCAAATTCTCTTACGAAAAGCAGGAGTAAACTGATGTCCGGGTACCATAAATGTAAAATAATCCGAAAGTTCTTGTGATATATGCTTCTCACATTTTATTTGCAGATATACTTCATCTTTTTTATATACGGTTAAATTAGTTTCCACCTATGAACCTTTCCCATGCAATAAAATCTTTCAATTGATAAGTTCTAGAGTTAAGTTCTTTCATAATAGATTCTATCATTATGACAACTTCTTCATGATACACTTTTTTTTCAGTTAATCGAATTAAATCCGAATCTGCTTCTAGGTATATATTAATATCAGATTTAAGAGTGAATTTAAATGGTTCCCAACCATACTCTTCCAATTGATCTTTTGATAATTTGCCAGTATAGTACTCCCACTTCAATTTTCTCATTTTAATAAAATCATGATTGGCTTTTTTCGACGCCATTTTATGTTTTATTAGAATAGTGAGATACTTATTGTGAAGTATGGGTATACGAATTAGTTCTTTTCCTGGTTCTGTTTGATCAATAACAGAATCTCTTTCCCAATGATTTAATATTTGTTCTATATTTTCCATAATGTAAAAAGTCAATTTAAAAAAATTAAGTTATAATGTCAAAATAATCATAGTTAAACGTTGCAGTACATTTGATGAAATCTTCAGCAGATTGTGTTGTGTTAAAATTAATACCAGTTAATGATATAGGAAATATGTTTAAGAAATTAATTTTTAAATTAATATTGTTCGAAGCTGTAAGAATCGATAGTGTAGCATCAGATTCATAGTTATATTTTTTTCCAACAACACCATACATTTTTGTTGTTTCAGACAAAGTTCCTCTTTCTTCTGTACTTTTAGGCGATGCAATATTTCTAAACCAGTTGTAGAGTTCATTCCAAGTTTTTAAATTTTGATCTACCAAAAAAGTTATGTTTAAGTTTTCATAACTAATTTTTGTTCCTGGCATTTTTAAATTTAAAATTGGAGTCGCATATTCGGCTGTTCCAATACTTACGCCTGGAATATTAACTTCTTGGCAAAAATATTGTATTGATGGTATTCTATCAAAGGTCAATATATATTTTGTTGGTTGAAGTAAATCTGTATTTTCTGGAACTCTACCTATTGCTGCCATAGTTGATCACTTTATCCTGTAATATTGTACTAGATATTTATAATATAAAAAAAGGGGATCAAAAGATCCCCTTTCGAATTAAACTCTTATTTTTATCGCCACTGGAATATCAATTTTAACTTTTCTTGGAAAAAATAAATTGATAATCCATTTAATAAATTCAAATAACATTACGATACTGTAACGATTAATGAAGTTGGAACATCCAACACAACATTAGGAACAACAACTGCTGTCACTTCTGGTTGTGCAACATCGGGTTCAATTGTAACTGATCCTGTGATTGGTTCACTAATTGCAATACCTTGTGCGTCAACTGCAACTGCTGTTACAACGTAAGTCCCAGCTTCAATATTTGCAAAAATAGCCTCATATGGTGCATGTGATAAAAACTGTACACGATTTTCACCTAAACTAACTCTAATACCACCTGAAACAACAGAACTATCGAATTCATGTTGCTCTGTCGAGATCGAAATTGTTACTGTATGTGCCATTATTAACTCCTTGTAATTAAATAGTAATAAAACTCTCATTATGAAAAAAGAGGGGCATTTCTGCCCCTCTTTAAAAATCACTCTAACGGTGATTTAATCAAATTACATCAGATTCTTGACACCGAACAGACGGTAGTAAACGTTTGAACGTGCTGTTAATGCACCGCTACCAACTGCTGCACCTTGTGCGAATGGGTTTGAAACCATTCCATAACGTGTCTTGAAACCAATCTTTGGTTGGAATGTGAACTGATCAACTGCACGAACCATTTGTAATGGAACGTATGGGCAGTAGAACAGACCAGCATCATAAGGTGAAGAACCCTTATAGCCAACTGTAACAAGCTCTTGGTTGCTAATATAGCCACCGAAGTATGGATCGATATAGACCTTGATACGACCGTGCAGGAGACCCGCAAATGTGTTACCAGTGTCATCGACTTGGAGATCAGCTTGAAGAGCAGGTGTATACGACAGAACACCAGCCATAGCCATTGCAGAAGCAACGTCAGACGAAACGATTAAGACGTTACCTTTACCGCGACGAGTTTGTTTTGCAATGATATTTGCATCACGCTCGATTTGGAAAATCAGACCTTTGAAACGCTCAACTGACCAACGTCCGTTCGAGTCTGTATCTAAGTCAAAGTAACCTGCGGAAACTGTACCATATTGTGCACCAGCAACAGCGTTGTTATAGATTGTGCGAATAACTTCACGATTGATCTCAGCAAGGATCTCTGTAGAAAGAATATTCGACAATTCTGTTTCCGCATCAAGACCATGAATTGCTTTCAAGTCTTGTGCGAGTTCTAACGAGTATTCAGCTTTCAGAGCGCGGGACTGTGCAGTAACAGTAACTTTCTCGATTGAGAATGCCATCTGTTGGAACACGTTAGCACCTGTACCGTAGTCAGCAGCACCAAGATATTCAGCAAATGCTGTTGGAAGACCAGTACTTGTTGTTGTAGCATTGGTTGTTACGTTCGAGAATGTATTAGCATTGTCGTTAATACCAGAACCATAAACTGTGCTAAGTTTACCAGAGAATGTTGTGTTAGCTTCACCGTAGAATGCTTCTGTACCGCTCTGACTGTCGTAACGGGCGCGCATTGCGAAGATAAGGCCTGTTGGTCCTGTCATTGGCTGAACACCAGCAACGTCATAAGCGATTAAGTTAGGAAGCGAACGGCGAACCAAGCTGATTAAGATTGGATCAAAGTTCTGAACACCACCAGTAACGTTGGAAGGACCAGCGTCAGTCAGTGCTTCGTTGAGTGCCATGCGA